GAACCAGAACCAATATTTGATAGATCAGAAGATAAAAAGGAAATAGATGAATTACCATTTTTGGTAAATGATGATATATTGAAAGAGCAAAGATTAATATCAGAACAAATATCTGATTGTAATAGAAATCTATTTATAGCAAAACAGGCATTTGCTTATTATTGGAATACTAATGTAGATTTGATTAGTATTCAATTGTTAGAAAATTCATCACTTGGAATAGATGGTTGGTATGATGAAGCAATTACAAATAATATTGGTATTAAATGGGAGTCTGATGGTAGTTTAACATTAAACTTATTGCCTAAATTGGATGAAGACGAAGCTAGAAAAGCATATATAGAGGGAATTAATAGATTAGAAAAATTAGAAACCAAACAAAAACTAATTGAAGCTATTATTAAACCTTATCACGGAACAAATAATATTAAAAGAATAGAACAAAAGTTAATTAAAGAAGGACTACTAAGTACAGTTGAAAAAGAAAGTAAAGATACAACAACACCAAGTACTACTGATAATAGTGAATATAGACCGTGGTGGAATATATATTAAAAAAATAAAAAATTTAAAAATAATAATATTATATTTTTTTAGTCCATATAGCTGATAATTTTTTGTATAACTTCTAAGGGTAAAATATCATCCTGAGGAGCAGTCCAAGGAACTGTATGAGATTTTTGAGTACTATATGGAATTACAGATGGTCCCTGTGTTCGATTTCTGGGATATTTAGATTCTAATCTATGTTTTGTTAATGCGTCTTTTCTTTTTTGTATTAATCTTTTTTGAATATAATTATCTGAAAATAAATCTGGTTTATCTGTTACTTTTATAATTAAATATTCTACATGAGGAATACCAACTTCGTCGGATATACAATCACCTCCATAATCTTCTTCCCAATATCCATCTGGTTCATATTGGTCATTAAACTCATTTTGTGTCATACAAATACCATCTTTACATTTACTTCCATCATTTGTAATATTATCAGCAAAACAATGTCTATCTATTTCACATTCATTTCCTTGCTCTGTTTTCTGTTCTGGTTCTTTAGATATCCACTCCCTACTAATTGGTTCCCAACCTCGTTCACCTTTTTTATATTTATTATAAGAGCAACCATCAATATTTTCACATACATCTTTCTTATCTTTACCTGCCGCACATTGATAATGTAATATATTTTGTAATTCATTTAAATCAAGTGGTATTCTTAAATAGGTTTCAATAAAATGGTCAGCCTCATCTATAAAACTCATAAATATACTTGGGATTTCTGTATCTTCTGGAAAATCATCATCATATAAATCTTTTTGACGATTTAAATAAGTTTCTGTAGGACGACGAATTGCTATAGTTTTTTTTCCAATTCCAAACTCTTTAATAGTACCATGATTACCCATATTATATAATATATCTATATCACTTACAAGATCACCGTATTCATCATCTGCTTCATATAATGAAGTTTTACCATCATCCATAAATTGTAATGGTTGAACTCTAAATCTGGATTTTTTTAAATAATCTTTATCTTTTTCTAAATTTTCGTTTAAACTCTGGAGTGTAACAATATCTGAAAATCTAGTTCCTCCAATTTGATTTTCTATTTTTTTGAGTGTAATAGCCCTTTTCTTTTTACCACCAAATATACCTGCATCTGTTTTGATATTTTGTAATTTTTTTAATCCACTTAAACTTCGTGTAGTTCTATTTCCAAATATTTCTTTACCTACTGGTGAAAATATAGTTGGTGAACCTAATTTTTGATAAGCAATCATTGCTTTTTGTTTTTTTCCAATTTTACTAGTTTTATCATCTAAATATTCAACACCAGTTTCTAATTCTTTTAATTCTTTTTTATATTCTTGACTTTTTCTAATAATTTCGTTTTGTTTAGCTTTTAATTCATTCCATTTTTCAGAATTTTCCATATAATCTTCATTATCTAATAAATCAATTAAATCAAGACCAGACTCAATAGTCACGGCCTCTTCAAATTCATCTAATTTTTTTCTAATCTCATTTATTTTTAGTTGATTTGATTTTAATGGCTCTTTTAAATCTTCAATTTTTTTATTTAAATTTCGTATTTTTGTTTTTTTAGACATTTTCTTACTAATAGTTTCTTTTTTCTGTTTATTGGCTGTTTTAAAAATATCATCAAAATAAATATCAGCCCATTTATTATAATTTACTATAAATTTAGAATATTCTTCACTATATAAACAAGCAGAATTAAATATAGTAATATTATATTCTCTATGTTCTGTATTCGAAGGTATTAAATCTAATATTTTATCTATTAATGAATCACTATTACTATATAACATAAAATTATCCCTTCTAGCCATTTCTGGAGAATGAGTTTCTTTATATTCCCAATCAATTTCATATTTAGGAGTATCTAAAATAGCTCCAACTACATCATCACTCGATGTTCTAGTTAAATACTCCTGAGTAGGAGTAAATATATTATCACCTGTTTTTAAAACTTCTATTATTCCCATATTAAAATCACTTGCCCCACTTAATGAATATCCAATATTTGGTATTAAATTTTTTCTGTAATCTATATCTTTATCGGTTCTAACATTAGTAAATAAAACATATTCATTTTTTTTATTATCAAATACATATATCTCAGAAATATAATAACTTTTTTCTTTATTTGGATCTGGTTTACTTACTTCTATCACAAATTTAAGATAATTTTTAAATAACTCTTTATTATATGTTGGAATTTCTATACTTGTTTTATCTGGATCTGTAAATTGTCTAGTTAAAACATAATCCATACACACTGAATTTGTTTTTACTTCTATAGTTATTTTTTTAGTTTTTTCTGGTAAATGTTGTCCATCAATAAGATACCAAAAATCACTTAAATCATATTGTATTGGTGTTAATTCTTCTAAACTACCATGACTACTAATATAATAATAATAATTTCCAATATCATCATCAGGATCCTGTTTAAAATCTGGTAATGATTCATAAAAATTATCTACATCAATCTGATTAATTCTTGATTCTTCTTCTTCATCATCTACATCTTCTTCATCTCCATCATCATCTTCCTGTTCAGAATCAATAAAAGGTTCAGTATCCCTTCTTTGTAAATCTGATCTAGCTCTAGCTCTGGCTAATGCTCTATTTCTTGCCCAAGCTGCAATATCAGGTTCTACTGTGTCTGATACAGATTCAGATGGAACTCTTTGTAATGATTGTTCAGGTGCTTGTGGTAATACCAAAGATGGATCTGCATCAGGTAAATCTGCATCAGGTAAATCTGCATTAGTTATTTGTTCTAAAAAATCATCATCATCTGGTAAAGTAGGAAAATCATCATCATCAACTAAATCATCATCATCATCAGATGTATCAGCCGGCATATCAGAAAATTCATCTTCTCTATCATTATTAACTCCAGGTAAATTTGCAAACATTTCATTACTACCGAATACTTCTCCATCCATACCACCATAACCTTTATATTCAGATAATTCTTTTACAAAATTACTAATATATTCATTTTGTAAATCTTCTGAAACACTTCTATCAAGTTCTTCATCAGATGATTGGATTAATGGATAATATGTACCCTGTTTTTCTTCTTCTTTAATTCTAGTAAAAATTGTAGGATCATAATTTTTTTTTTCTAGATGTTGACTTATCCTTTCAAAAACATTTTTATCTTGGGGGTCGTGTTCTGCAGCAAGACGTTCATTTAATAAGTTTGAATATGCTAAATGTTGTTTTGCACGGATTAATTTTAGATTTTTAATTTTAAATAATTTCATAAATTTAGAAATAATATAAGAATGTAATCCATTTGATAATTTTTCACTTTCTCTATATTGCCCGAAACCAAAAGTCCGATAGATACGAAATTCTTTATTAATTCTTTTTAAATCACCTAAAATAATAGGATGATACATATCATCTAAAATATTAACTATATATTCTATGATAAAATCTAATATATCAGTATTGTATGGGTCATATTGTGATGTATTAATATATTTTTGAAGCTTACTATAAACTGAAAAAGCACCAAAAAATAATACTCCATCACCTCTTGATAATGACTCTCCCTTTTCCCACAACCACTCTCTGTTCTTATCATTACTATATGATAAAATATCTGCGCCTAAATCTAATAAAATTTTTAATTTTTCAATAATAATTTGTGGATTAATATAAGGAAAATCAGTTGTAAAAGATGGATGAATCATTAATAATAATGGATTTGTAATATATTTTTGATGTGGATCTAATTCCATTCTAGTTAATAATTCTGGATTATCTTTTAAAATTGTATAAATTTCATCCCATTTTTCTTCTTTTCCGGTATGTAAATAAGTTTTTATTTTATGCGCTAAGGCGCGAGCCTGTTCAGCACTTTTATCCATATATAATTATATATTTAAAAAAAATATTAAAATTATATTTCAAATTATTATATTATATAGTTTTATTGAAATTAATACATTCTTTGTTCTGAGTGAATAGGTGTAGCAATAACTACATAATTTTCATTAAATTCAGAAGGATCTACAATTGTTGCTATGACTATATTAGTTAAGGTATCTGTAGAAGATGTAGTAGTTTCACTTGATTGATCTACATTTATTTGATTTTTTTTACATTTAGGACATTTGGGACATTTACAGTTTCTTAAACAATTACATATATCGAGTGTTTGATAAATAATACATATTATAGTTATTGATAATATCAATAAAATGTATATTTCTTTAAAATAAGCTTGGAAACTCATTTTCTTTTGGTTAATTAAAAAAAAATAAATAATATTCAAATTAATTTTAAAAGAGCATATTAATTCCAAGTAAATCGTAAATTATGATTGTAGTTATCCATTATAGTAAGAGGCATTTTAAATATTTTCATATTTTGTTCAGTAGGTATTTCTAAATCTTTGTAATATTTATGGATTGCAATTAAAGGAATATTTATGTATCCATTAAATGTTCTATATTTTGTTAAATGGATAGAGATAGATTTATCTATTTGGAAATAAATATAAAATATATTCCATGTAGTATCATTTAATCTATTAATCCAAAAATCTCTAGTAGTTTTTTTAGAATTACAATTATCTATTATAATTCCATTTGTGTCTTCCTCTTTTTTATATTTATCAAACATAATTTTAGTTTGTTTAATATTAACATATGAATCATTATTAATAATTTTCAAGTTATATTTTTCAGATAATACTTTTGATAAACTAGATTTACCAACACCTGGAGGACCAATAATAATAACTAATATTTTTTTAGATGTATCTAATTTAGGACACAATTTATATTTTTCAATATTGTATATATTAAATAATTTTCTTGGATTATCTAATTTACCATCTTTCCATATATCTTTTTTATATAACTCTAATTTAGGTGTATCTCTATCAGCTAAATATTTAGGTATTTTATTATAAAATACTTCTTCTGGTGTTTTAAATTCTAACCCAGAATTATTAGCAAAATATAAATCTGACGCACTAAAATCTTTTTTCCTTCCAGCAGCATCTCCACAATAATATTTAATATTATTATTATATAATTCTGTAAATAAATTATACATTCCTATATTTGGTTTTCTATAAATATCCGTATCTATACTATAAAATATATGAATCGGAATATTTATATGTTTTCTAAATTTCATAAATATATCTCGTATTTCTTTATGGGTAGTCTTTTTTTTAGATATACCCATTTGATTAGAAAATATTACCAATCTATATCCAGTATTATATAATTTAGTTAATGTATTTAAAACATTATCTAATATATTTTTAGTCTTTAAATCAACTAATGTATCATCAAAATCAAAAGCTATAAATTCATTAGTATTGTTAGTATCTTTAGTATCGCAATCTATAAAATAATAACAAGTTTGTTTATTTAACCAATCCATAGTTAAGGTACTAATTTGAAATTACAAATGTATTTCAAATTAATAAAAAAAATAAAAAAATTACGGCCAGAACTGGGAATCGAACCCAGGACCTCTTGCACCCAAAGCAAGAATCATACCACTAGACCA